TAAAAGTATAGAATATTAATGAACATTTCATGAAAATAAGGAGACATCATGGGTAATTCACCTGTCGATAGAAATTCTAACTATATGAAAGAGATGTGGGGAACCACAAAACTTGTTACTGACTACTATCAAAATGAAAAAATGACTTCAGAACACGATTTTCTAGATAATTTGGCAAATCATCAGCATCAAAAGATGCTTCGTGAAATTTCAAATGATGATATCACTCCAAAAAAATACGATACTGTGAATCAAGAAGACTTATATGAAAAAATTGATGAGAATACTGAATTATTCTGAAAAGGGTATAAATAAAAACAAGTATAATCTCTAGATCTATTGTGGTTCAAAGGATATCTCGGGCATTCAAGGACATTAGTTTATCATTTGATAAACATCCTGTGACTAATGATATCCTTGCTCTTAATAATGAAGATGCAATTAAGCGAAGTGTTCGCAATATCGTGAACACAGTTCCAAGTGAAAGATTTTTTAATCCAATCTTTGGTTCGGATGTAAAAATTAGTCTATTTGACTTCATTGATTTTGGTACAGCATCTATTTTACAGCAACAAATAACTGTTGCCATTGAAAATTATGAACCAAGAGTTGATAGACTTAATGTTCAGGTAAATCCCAAACCAGATCAAAATGAGTTTGAAATTACCATTAGCTTTAATATTATTGGTCAAGAGGTTCCGCCACAAGATTTTACATTCATCCTAGAGGCAACCAGATAATATAATGCCTTTCACTAAGTTTACCAATCTAGATTTTGATCAGATAAAATCATCCATCAAGGATTATCTCCGTGCTAACTCAACGTTTACGGATTTTGACTTTGAAGGATCTAATTTTTCTATCTTAATCGATACGTTAGCATATAATACGTATATCACAGCATTCAACTCTAATATGGTTGTGAATGAATCCTTCTTGGATTCATCAACATTAAGAGAGAATGTTGTTTCATTAGCAAGAAATATTGGATATGTTCCAAGATCAAAGACTGCAGCAAAAGCAAGTATATCATTTTCAATTAATACATCAGCATCTTCCAATCAATTAATCTTAAAAGCAGGTCTTGTTTGTGTAGGTGCAGTCGATAATTCTCAATATACATTTTCAATTCCTTCCGACATTAGTTCTAATGTAATTGGAGGAGTTGCTGCATTTAATGATATTGAAGTTTATCAAGGCACATATCTAACTAAAGAGTTTACAGTTAATAATTCTCAAGATCAAAAATTTATTCTAAGTAATCCTGGTATTGATACTTCAACAATTATTATAACTGTTGGTAATCGGGAATATAAGCAGGTTGACAATATTATTACTGTCGATAAAAACTCTGAAATATATCTAATTCAAGAAGTTGCTGATGAAAGATATGAGTTACTATTTGGTGACGGTATTATTGGTAAGAAATTAGAAACTGGCACTATAATTAAAGTAACTTATATTGCAACTGATGGGCAAAGTGGTAATGGTCCATCATTATTTTCTTATGCAGGAACAACTACTGATAGTAATGGAATTATCACTAATCCTTTAAATTCAGTAACAGTATCAACAACCGCGTCCTCCACCGGAGGGGGCGACATTGAGCAGATAGACTCAATCAAGTACTTTGCACCTAGAGTGTATGCATCGCAGTATCGTGCTGTTACTGCAAGGGACTACGAGGCAATTATACAAAAGATATATCCAAGCACCGAATCGGTTTCGGTTGTTGGTGGTGAAGAACTTGATCCACCAGAATTTGGAAAGGTTATTATTAGTATAAAACCAAAAAATGGTTTTGCAATTTCCGATTTTGCAAAGACACAAATTCTTAATGATTTAAAACAATACACCGTATCTGGTGTTAAACAAGAACTTACAGATCTAAAACTACTATTTGTTGAAATTGATTCAGACGTCTTCTATGACACATCTAAAGCAAAGGATGTTGAATCAATCAGAAGTAATATTGTAACCTCTCTCAATCAACATTCCAAAACTGTTGATATGAATAAATTTGGTGGAAGATTCAAGTATAGTAAAATTTTACAAATTATCGATAATGTAGATAATTCAATCACTTCTAATATTACTAGAGTGAGAATGAGAAGAAATCTCAATGCTATTTCAAATACCTTCGCACAATATGAAATTTGCTATGGAAATAAATTCCATAAAAATCTGAATGGATATAATGTTAAGAGCACGGGATTTAAAATTGCAGGGGAAGTAGAAACAGTATACTTCCTAGATGTGCCTAGTGCTGATGGTGATATTGGTTTACTATCAATTGTTAAACCAACTCTAGATCCAAATACCTTCGAAGTTGTTAAAAAATCAATTGGCACTGTAAACTATAAGAAGGGTGAGATTATTGTTAATACAATTAATATTGTTTCTACAGACTTACCAGAAAACGTTGTTGAGATTCAAGCAATACCAGAATCAAATGACGTTATTGGTTTGCAGGATCTATATTTAATCTTTGATATTTCAAAAAGCAATATAAATATGGTTAGGGATACAATTGCTTCTGGAGAACAGATTTCTGGTGTTAACTTCCCAGTAAGATCTAGTTATTCAAATGGACAAATAACAAGGAAATAATAGAGAGAAGATATGATTACAACTGGTTTCAATTCTAGAGTAAAAGTCCAACAGATTGTTGATAATCAATTACCTGAATTTCTACTATCCGAAAGTCCGAAGACAGTAGAATTTTTGAAGCAGTATTATGTTTCCCAAGAATTTCAGGGAGGCACAATTGATATTGTCGAAAATTTAGATCAATATCTAAGTCTTAATAATTTAACTCCAGAAATTTTAACTGATCACAATAGTATAACATCTGATGTTTCGGTATCAGATACTACAGTTAATGTCAATACAACTAATGGTTTCCCTAAACAGTATGGTTTAATAAAAATTGATGATGAAGTCATTACTTATACTGGCATAACAACTAATAGTTTTACTGGATGTATTCGTGGTTTTAGTGGGATCACATCATATAGAGATAATTTAAATCCAGAAGAACTGGTATTCACATCATCTACCGCATCTACACATACTGATGGTAGTCAGATTAAAAATCTAAGTTCATTATTTCTTAGAGAATTCTATCGTAAAATAAAATATCTTCTTGCACCTGGTTTTGAAGACGTTAATTTTGTTAGCACATTAAATGTAAATAATTTTATAAAGCAAATTCGGGACTTCTATCAGAGTAAAGGAACCGAAGAAGCATTTAGAATTTTATTTGAAATTTTATATAATGAAGTACCTAAAATTATCAATCTTGAGGATTTTCTTTTAAAACCATCAGTTGCAGAATATATTAGAAGGAGAGTTCTTGTAACTGAGGTTATCAGTGGAGATCCTAATAAGTTGATTGGTCAAATGATCAGCAACTTTCAGAATACTGCAACTGGACCAGTATCTGAAGTTGAAATTATAACAAGAAATAAAAAAACATTTTATAAGGTTCAATTATTTTCTGGATATAATGAGAAGAGTTTAATTGAAGGAACATTTAATATAACACCAAATACTTTAGTATCCGATAATGTTTCTATTGGTGGATCTGTTATAAGTGTTGATAGCACTATTGGATTTGGGCAGACGGGAACTGTTATATGTGGTGATAATATAATTGATTATGGCAGTAAGAGTGTAACTCAGTTCTTCGGATGCACTGGTGTGACAAATGCCATTAATCCAACAGATACTCTATATTCAAGAACAGATACCATTTTTGGATATGCAAATGGTGATCCATCTGATAAAGTATCAATGAGAATCTCTGGCGTAATGTCAGATATTGAGAATAAAGAATCATATGACCTGTTATTTGAAGATGATCTAATTGAGGTTAAAAATCTTGGTGAGAGTATTCAGAATAATAATGACAATTATAAACAATTTGCATTTAATAGTTGGATTTATAATGTTAGAGCAAGATATGAGATTGAAAGTTTTGCAAATAACTTAGTAACTTTATTCGAAACACCAGATAAGTCTAGTTTAAAGGTTAATGACTATACAGATGTTTTAAATAGAAACGCAGAAAGTATAGTTGTTGCTGATGCACAAGTTACTGCTATATCAGGCAATGTAGTTACATTAGATAAAAATATCACCGTTGCGTCAACTACAAATCTAAGTATAAGAAAAAAATATAATTATGCCTCTTCGTCAGGAGCATCATTAGATAGCAACAGAATTCAGGCAAATGTTCAAAATACATATAATCAAAGAAATGAGAGTATGTATGTTGCATCAAACTCTCTCCCAGACTATACAATACAAAAAAATATATCTAGCTCACTGATTGAAATAGATTCATCTACTAATTTAGATAATATATTTCAAGGATTCGTTCCAACAACAGGAAAGTATTCAATCTTCTCAATAGATGTTGATGTGCCATTTATCACTGGTGATGAGGTAATATACAGTGGAAGTGGAGATCCAATTGTTGGATTAGAACTTGAAAGAAATTATTATGTTGAAGTTATTAAAGACATTAATCCTGCAAGAAGTAATAGAATAAAACTTTACAATGCCAGATCTTTTATTGGAACTGATCAAACTGTTCAATTCCATAAAACAGAATTCAATACATTAACTTCTCACTTATTCACATTAAAGCAGCAATACGGAAAAACTCTAAAACAAAAAAATTCGTTAACTAAAATACCATTAGTAACTAACATTGAATCTGGAACTGATACTCCAACAAATTCTGGTCAGGTTGGTATTTTAATTAATGGTGTTGAAGTTCATAGTTATAAATCAGATGATAGAGTATATTATGGTCCAATAGAAAATATTAAAGTTTTAAATGGTGGAACAGATTATGATGTAATCAATCCACCATTCATTGAAATTTCCGACCCATCAGTTGGTTCTGGGATAACTGCAAAAGCACAAGCAGTAGTTAGTGGAAGTATAAAAGAAGTAAAAGTTGATCCACAGAATTTTAGTATCAATAGAGTATTATCAACCAATGTATATGGTGGTAATGGTAAGGATGCTTTACTAGAAGCAGTTGTATCAAAACAGTTTAGAGATATTGATTTTAACGCATCGAGAGTTGGCGTTGCTATAACTGGTGGTATCGACATTGACAATGATACGTTGACATTTGAAGATTTTCACAATATTGTTGATGGTCAAAGACTTGTATACAGTTCTAATGGAAATTCACCGTTAGGAATTGGATCGTTTAATGCATCAAATTTAGATCAAAATGAAACTCTTGTGAATGGTGGAATATACTATCCTCAGATTATTAATACTCGATCAATATATCTTTATAGAAATATTGATGAATATAATTCGGGTATCAATACAGTTGGATTCACAACAATTGGTACTGGAGGAATTCATAAATTTAGAACTTATGATGAGCAAAATGTAGTTTCCGAAATTAAAGTATTAAATCCCGGATATGGATATGAAAATAGGAATTTGCAAGTAAGTCCAATTGGTATTTCTACATTAGAAAGCAAAATTAATTTTGAAGATCATGGATTTAATGATGGGGACTTAGTTGATTATAATTTTGAAACATCTAGTATTTCTGGTCTATCAAGTTCAATTCAATATAGAATTCTTAAGGTAGACGATGCCAGTTTTAAATTGGCAACGGCAGTTGGAGGTGCTGTAACAGATTACAATAGAAGAAATTATGTAAGTTTTGGGAGCACTTCTGGTGAAGGATATCAATCATTTTCATATCCACCAATTAAAGTTGTAATTAATGCCGAATACGGATCTGGAACTGGTATTGCTAATACTATTCTGGCAACACCAGTTGTTAGAGGGTCTATTGTAAATGCATATGTTTACGAAAAAGGATCTAATTATGGATCAAATATTTTAAATTTTCATAGAAATCCTGTAGTTACAGTTAAGACTGGTTTAGGTGCTCAATTAAAGGCAATCATGAAGAGAGGAAGAATTATTGCCGTTGATGTGCAGAATGGAGGTAAATTTTTCACTGCTTCGCCAGATTTAGAAATTGTTGGTGATGGTGTAGGCGCTAAGATGAGGGCAGTAGTTAAAAATGGTAGAATCAAAGATGTCATCATTATCAATTCGGGAACTGGATATACAGATGCCAAAACATCTATTAAAGTAAAACCACCCGGAAAAAATGTTGTATTAGAATCTAATGTGAGACATTTGAGAGTTAATAATTTAAAAAGATTCTCTGATGAATTGTTAATTGAGTATAATGATAATCTATCTTATGGTATTGTCGGTTACTCAACGGATCGTGATGGAACAACTTTCTTAGATTCTAATAGTGAGGACGAACATTCTAAAGTTATTGGATGGGCAAATGATGGAAATCCAATTTATGGACCATATGGATTTGATGATCCCAATGATAATAATTCAGTAACTAGAAGAATAGAAACTGGTTATAAAGAATCTCCCAATAATATTGAAAATAGACCTTCTACAGATGTTTTTGAACTTGGATATTTTATTGAAGATTATGTATTTAATGATAGTGGTGATCTTGATAGTCATAATGGACGATATACAAAAACACCAGAATTTCCAAATGGAGTATACGCATATTTTGTTGGAGTATCAACAAACATATCAACTGGAAAATTAGATCCAAAATTCCCATATTTTATTGGAGATACTTATAGATCAAAAGTATCTACTGAAGTTTTAAATCAAACATTCGATTTTAACAATTCAGATCTTGTTAGAAATACTTTCCCATATAGAACTGGCAAACCTTATTCTGGTGGAGATTTTCTTTTCGAATCAAATTCTCCAATTCAACAAATTACACGAGTTACATCTACATCTAAAGGTTCTATCGATGGATTTGTAATTACAAATGGTGGTGAAGATTATAAGATTGGCAATTCTCTGGTATATGATCTTTCCGGAACTGGCGGTGGTGGTTCTTCTGCTGAGGTTTCTAGGATTGGTGGACAACCAATTCATTCAATAACAACTCAATACTTAAAATATGCAGATGCTATTTTAGTAAGAGAAACACCAGAAACAGTCAAGTTTCACACAAATACTACACATGAATTAAATGATGGTGATATAATCCAAGTTTCAGGAATATCTACCTTTATTAATAATGTAGTTGGATCTCATGTTATAGGAGTAACTTCAGAATTTACTAGATTGACTGAAGTTCTTACTCAAAATACTGGTATAGGAACTGACATATATGTTTCTTCCATACCACCAATTATTGGTGCAGGCACATCAATTGGAATTGGAACAGAAACTCTTTCAGTATTAAATGTTTTTCCAGAAGAAAATATCTTAAGAGTAAAACGTGGATCTGTTGGAACTTCACATACAGTATCCGACATTATTGAAGTAAAAAATAGATCTATTGTTTTACCTTTAGTTACTGAGCACTTCGATTCTACTAAAAATCTTGATACTTTTTTCAACCCATTTTTTAGCGTAGGTGTTGGATTACAGACAGGTACATCAACAGATATAAATTATCATCTAGGAAAATCTGCAAAAACTGTTTCAGTCCCAGTTCAATCAATATATCTCCCAAATCATCAATTTAAATCTAATCAAACGATAGAACTTAGATTACCTGGTGGAGTTACTGGACTATCTGTTAGAACTGAAACAACTGATACTAGTTTCACAATTCCAGAAAATGGAATAAATCAAACTCTTTATGTTATTAATAAAGGAAAAGATTATATCGGTCTCACGACTCAAGTTGGATTAACAACTACAACTAATGGATTGTATTTTGTTTCTACAGATGCAATTACCAATAATAATTTTGAATATTCTCTTAAGACTAAATTCAATGAAATAACAGCAGATGTTCAAAAAATTAAAACTCAAGTATCAATTTCAACTATACACAATTTAAAAACAAATGATGAAGTTGAATTATTAATTAAACCAAGATTGTCTGTTGGTGTTGGGACAGAAACATCAGTTCAAATTAGATATGATTCAACTTATAATAAAATTCTAATCAATCCTGTAGGATTTGGTTCAGATAAAGTTAATATCAATGACAATACGTTTACGATCAATAATCATGGATTTAAAACTGGTCAAAAGATTTTTTATAGTTCAAGTAATGATGTTGCTTCAGGATTGACAACATCTGGATATTTTATCTATAGAGTTAATGACAATATATTTAAACTGTCTAAAACAATAAATGATACTAAGTTTAATCCACCAATAAACGTCAGTATTGCTAGCACTGGTGGTTCGGGTCAACAAATTAGTCTTTTAAATCCACAAATTGAAGTATTTAAAAATAATAATATCGTTTTTGATGTTTCCGATACATCGCTGGATGAATATTCATTCAAATTCTTCTATGATAAAGAATTAAATAACCAATTCGTTTCTACAGGATCAACATCATCATTCAGTGTTATTGAGCAAGTAGTTTCTACCGGATTATCATCATCTTATACGGTTACATATAATGATAATTTGCCAACGAAATTATATTATTCTTTTGAGAAAAATGGTATATCTATCAAACCAGATGAAGAGGTAGTCGATTATTCAGAAATAGTTTATGTTGATAGTAAATATAATTCAACATATAAAGTTTTTGGTATTGGAGCAACTACATTTAATATTTCACCTACAGTAGTTCCAGAAAAATTAAATTACACTCAAGATGATGTTGATATTTTAAGTTATACAACCAATTCTTTGAATGCATCTGGTCCAATTGAAGATATTAGAATTCTTTCTCCAGGATCTAATTATTCAAGATTACCTGTTATTTCTGATGTTGTTATTGGAACTGCAAGTAGTGTTGGAAATAGTGCGAATATTCGACCTACTACAACTACTATAGGAAAATTAAACAACTATAGAATAGTCAATGAAGGATTTGAATATGCTGCTGATAATACTTTAAGACCAGAAGCAAATATATCAAAATTGATAACCTTAACTGGTTCTGATAAAATTGAATCAATCACTGTTCTTGATGGTGGTAGAAATTACTTATCACCACCAGATTTGGTTGTGGTTGATATGTTTACAAAAAAGAAAGTAGATCCTTCAAAATATATTTTAAAAGCAGATTTTACTGGTAATACTATTGTTGGAGTTGATATTATTCAAGAACCGAGAGGATTGAATTCTGTTCAACATAAACTTTTCCCAATTAGAAATAGTAATGGTATTCAGGTAGAAAAGATTAAAACCTATAGTGGTGGTATTGTAACTTTAGAAATGAGTACGCCACCTATCGATGGATTCAATACTCCACCATTTAGAGAAGGTGATAGAATTTTTGTTGAAGGATTACGGAGACAATCTTTTACCGATGATATCGGTAATGTAACTACACCAGGAACTGGATTTAATTCTGAAGATAATGGTTTTAACCTATTCAGAGTTACAGAGTTTATTAATTCAAATCCAGCTATCTTAAGATTTGATATAAGTGAGTTTACAACTGATGCAGGAACACCAGTAGAACTACAATCATCTTTCACTTCAATTGTTAAAAAAGAGAATCTTCCATCCTTTAAACTCAATAGAGTTACTGGTTTATTCTTTTTAGGCGAAAAATTATCGATACAGAATGAAGAGATTGATTTGAAAGTTACAGTTGTTGAGAAAAACTTAATTAAGGTATCTGGTGATTATGATTTAAAAATTGGAGAAAGGATTAAAGGTGTTTTCTCAGGAATTCCTGCAGTAGTTGAATCTATTAAAGATTATGAAGGCAGATTCTCAGTTGATTATTCTAGTCCGAAAAACTTTGGATGGAAAAATTCTATTGGTCAATTGAATAATAGTTTACAGGTGTTACCTGATAATGATTATTATCAAAATCTTTCGTATACTATAAAGAGTGTAAAGACATTTAATCAAACAAAAGATTTTGTCAATAAGCATGTCCACCCTATAGGAATGAAAAACTTTTCAGATACTGAAGTCATAGGAAAAGCAAGTGTTGCTATTGGAGTATCAGATTCCTTCGTCTCACCTGTTATTGACCTTGTATCAGACTTGAGAGTAGATACTATACCTTCATATGACTTAGTTCAAGATTATGAGGCAACTTCTGATAGTTCAAGATTTATAATCTTTAAAAATAAAAGACTTGCTGATTTTATTGAATGTAGAACGAATAGAGTTCTTCAAATTGACGACATCAGTGGAAGATTCTCTAGTGCAGAATTTAATAAAGATAATATTGTTGAGGCTGTTGAATATCCAATTACCGATTTTTATTCTAAATTTATTGTTCAAGTAACGGATGAGAATAAGCAGAGCACTCAACTTAGTGAGATTATTATATTAAATGATTATGATAACACATATACATTCAATAAACTTGATTTATTTACGGATAACAAACTTGGAGAATTTAGTGGCGACTTTGCTGCCAGTGGAGATCCAACATTAGTATTTGATCCCTCAAATCCAAATGATTTTAATTACAATTTAAAAGTTTATAGAGAGTCATTTACTCCTACAATTGGTATTGGATTTACAGAATTTGGTTGTGTTAGAATTGATGCCAGATCTAACGCTCTCGGACCTGCAGATAATAGTGGATTAGTTGGTTTTAAAACCGATGTATTCAGAGCACTATCTAGTGATTATGATACCACATATACAGTTGCTCAAGTTTTGGATACTGATACTAACAGAATGAACTACTTTGAAGTAGTAGCACATTATGATGGTTCAGATACTCATATATCAGAATTTTACTATGATACTCTACCATTACAACAATTTTCTGGTCAGAATATTGGTACATTTGGATTAAATGTTTCTGGTGGAATTATCTCATTGTCATTTGAAAATGACATTAATAGTAATTTGATGGTCAAAACAAAGACTGTAGGTATTGGATCTACTGCTGCCGGTGTTGGAACATATCATTATCTTGTTGACGGACAAATTCCAGGAACTGAAAGAACTGCTAAGTTTGATTCTCAAATATCAACAATTACTGGCATATCAACAGTATTCCAATTTGACACTACGTTACAATTTACTCAAAAATCTATTATTAAAGTTTCTATTGGTGATACTACATCCATCCATAACTTATCAATAGTTGCCGATCAATCTAGAGTCAATATTCAACAATCACCATTTATGAATATTGGAACCAATTCTGGAATTGGAACATTTTCTCAGGAAATGGATGGATCTATCGCAATAGTCAAGTTCCATCCAGATACTGAATTTTTATCTGATGAAATTTCATTACAATCATATAATCAACACATATATGCAGATATTGATGAATTTAACTTTCCGGTAGACTTTGAAGTTGGTAATTTACGCGAAGGAATTTCGAATGCATTTTATGGTTCACTTAATGAATTTGGAAAAGATAAAATTGATTTTGATTTAAACTATAAGAGAGTTCCTATTTTTGAAAAAACTTTTAATCCATCAACCTCTTCAATATTAAATCAATCTAGTGGTGTTTTTAATATTGCTGACCACTTCTTCGAAACTGGTGAAGAATTAATTTATACCCCATCGTCATCTCTAATTGGTATTGATCCATCCTCAGTTGGAATTGGAACTACTGTTGTTAATGGAACAATATTTACTGGTGATATTGTAGCAACTGGATTTTCCACTATTACTGGTATTGCAAATTCTGAAGGTCTCACAACAAATGCTAAAATATTTGGAACAGGAATCCCAGCAAATACAACTATAGTAGGTATTCAAACCTTTAATACTTATTTTGTTGGTGATGTTATCGGTGCAGGATCTAGTGTAATTACTGGTATTGCGAATACATCACTCATTAAAGTTGGAGCAGGAATATTTTCTGGAGATAATACCAGTATAGGATCAGTATTTGCTGTTGGAATTAATTCTATCACAGCATCTGTTAATATTAGTGGTGGAGACAATAGAATTTATTTCACAGATACTTCAAACTGGTCTGTAGAAATATCAAATGTTTCTACAGGATCCACATTTAGGGGAACGCATACTACTGGTATAACCACCGACATTATGCCTGAAAAGGTATTTGCTATCAGAGTATCAAAAGATAGTTTCAAGTTAACTGGAACCGCAGGTGGTAGTGGCATTGGATTCACATATACTAATAGTGGATCTGGTAATCGCCACAAGTTAGAGATGAAGAAAAAACTTGAAAAATCATTAATTACCGTTGATGGTGTTACACAATATCCATTAATGTATACCCCATTAGTATTTAATTTACAAAATAATGGTGGTGGATCAATTGGAGTCGGTGCAACTTTCCTGTCGCTTTCAGGAATTTCCTCTATTAGACCTAGAGATATTCTTAAAGTTGATAATGAATTCTTAGAAATTCAGAATGTTGGATTAGGAACAACAAATACAGGTCCAATCACTGGAATTGGAACGTTCCCAGTTATTCAAGTTTCGAGAGGATTTGTGGGATCTGCTGCCACAAATCATCAGGATGGATCAGAAGTAAGAATCTATAAAGGTGCTTTCAATATAGTTGGCAATAAAATTTATTTCACCCAAGCGCCTGATGGTAAGGGTAATAATGATAGATTAAATGCAAGTGCTCTTGCTCTACCAAAATCATCATTTAATGGTAGAGTTTATTTGAGAAATGATTATACAGGTAACAAGATTTATGATGACATTTCTTTAGGATTTAATGGAATTGGTAGAACTTTCTCAGTAAAACGTGAAGATAAAAATACTCTAGGTTTGGAACCCGGAAGTAACTTAGTATTCATTAATGATATTTTCCAAACTCCAGATACTGTTAATAATATAGGTAATAATTACAATTTTGCTTCTGATTCTAATACGGGTATTTCAAGTGTAACTTTTACCGGTATTACTAGATCAGGAACTGATGATGTAATTATATCCGAATCTGATGTAAACCAGAATCAGATACCAAGAGGTGGAATTGTGATTTCTCTCGCATCTACAGGTGGTCTTGGTTATGCACCATTAGTAGGTTCTAAAGTTAAACCATTTGTTGGTGCTGGTGGATCTATAGCAACTTTATCTGGTGTATCAACATTCAGTAATAAAGTTGTTAGTATCAGCACTTCACTATACGATGACAAAACTGGTATTTTAAAAATTACAACTAATACTCCACATAATCTTTATGGATCTGGAACTCATGTTCATCTTTTGGGTCTAGAATTCTCATGTTCTAGTGGAGCAGGAACAACTACAATCTTCCCAGATGGAAGTAGTGGTGATTATGTATATCCAGTTACTGGCATTTCTTCAGCAAAAACCTTTGAAGTTAACGTTGGAACTAGCACTATTCCACACACATATGAAACTGGTGGATCAGTTAGAGAATACTTTACCAACTTAACTTTTGGTTCTGGATATTATGGTGAAACTGTTGGAGTTGCTGTTACCGATCTTTCATATGTGCATAGGTTTATTAGATCTTCGTCAAATTCAATTGCTGACAATTCTAAAGGAGTATTTACAGCATCTAATGCGATTTATAATCAAACTACCGGCACTTTAAGACTTACTATAGGTTCTCATACATTAACAACAGATAATGTTATTACTATTGGTGGCAATTCATTAACATTTACATGTACATTAGACAGTAATGGTTCTAATCATACTTATCCGCGTAGCACAGATGCTGCATTTGGTGCAGTATTGAATATTATTGCAACAACTGCAAACACGATTACTGTTAATGTTGGTCCATCTCCTGTTGGACAACAATATGCACATACATTTGTAAGTGCGATTGCAAATTCTATTGTTGCTGGTATCAGTAGAACACCAACCAATGCAAAATATACATCTTATAGTGGCACTTTACTATTAACGATACCAAACCACGGATTGACAAATAGTGATACTGTTCAAATTGCAAGAGAATCTCTAACCTTCAAGTGTTCTAGTGATGGATTTAGAACAGAACAATTATATCCAAGATCAACTGATCCTGTTGTTGGAATTCAAACTGCAGTTACTTCACTAAATGAAAATACAATTTCCGTCAATATTGGTGCTGGTGGTGGCGCAGGAACTGGAGCAAATATCACAGCAACTGTTGGAGCAGGTGGCACATTAGCATTTAATATTATTGATGGTGGAAGTGGATATGTGAATCCTCTCGTAACTGTTGATAGTCCATCTTATGAAAATTTATCTATGATGGGTGTTTCTAGATTGGGTATGGGTAATACAACTGATGTTGGTATTGGAATGTCAATAACCTTTGAAATGGGGCCATCATCAGTTGGTATTGGTACTTCATATTTTGAAGTTGAAAAATACTATGTTTCTAAAACTGGATATGCATTCCGTAGGGGAGATGTTTTAAAACCCGTTGGTTTAGTGACTGCTGCAGGACTATCGTCACCAATAGAAGAAATTTTCTTTACAGTTGAAGAGGTATTTAATGATTCTTTTGCATCATGGCAACTTGGAGAATTCGATTACATCGATAGCAATGCATCTAGACAAGATAGTATCAGAACTAGATTCCCATTATTTAAGAATGGACAATTATTGAGTTTTGAAAAAAATAACAGTGATACTACATCCTCATTAATTGACTTTAATTCAATTTTACTAATTTATATTAATGGTGTTATGCAAGAACCTAATGTTTCTTACATATTTGAAGGTGGAACAACCTTTATCTTTAGAGAACCGCCCAAAAAAGAAGATAAAGTTGATGTATTCTTCTATAGAGGAACTCGTGGAGATGATAGTGTTGAAATTGATGTTGATGAGACTATTAAACCTGGTGATGACCTTCAAATTTATAAAAATGATTCAATTACAGGGACTGTAACACAGGATAAGAGAATTGTATCTACAATCATATCTGCAGATACTGTTGAAACTGGCATATATCTTGGTGATGGCATAGATGAAACCAATGATAAACCAGTTTCATGGACTAAACAGAAAAGAGATCTATTAATTAATGATAACGCGCAAACAAAGGCGAGAGATTCTCTTGAAGGGCAAGTTTATCCTACTGCAAAGTTGATAAAGAACTTTAATCCCATTGATACTGAGATTTTTGTGGATGATGCCCAATTCTTTAATTACGAAGAAAATAATTCCGAAATTCAAATTAGAGAAACCTCTGCCCTACTATTGCCAGATTTAGTAAGTCCCATTGGGGCAGCATTTACATCAGTAGTTTCTGTTGCAGGAACTATATCAGAAGTTAAAGTTATTTCTGGTGGTAGTGGTTATATTCCATCTTCATCAATTGCTGTTCAGATTGCACCACCCATCGGCGGAATAGGCACAGTATTTAAAACAGAAATTGCGGAAAGAGTTGGAACTATTGGTATTGGATCAACTGCTATTACTGGGATTAATACCTCACAAATTAGAGTTGGTCATTCACTGAATAAAGCATTTGTTGGTAGTTTGGAAATTATAGACAGCACATTTACTGTTGTTGGTATAAAAACCTTTAATAATGGCGAAATTGAACTAAACAAATCTACAGGCAATACTACATCAATTACCAGAACATTTGATTTTGGTTTATATCAAGATCAAGAGAAAGCAGTTGCAACCACTATTGTTTCTGCTGCTGGCACTATTGCCTCAGTCACAGTAACTAATCCAGGATCTGGTTATACAACTACTGCAACTCCAGCAATAATCACAAAATTACCAAATACGAATAAAGAACTTATTTCTGGTATCAGATTTGTATCTGGTTATAGTGGAATTATAACTGGCATATCAACTGCTAGTGGAATTGGAGTAGATAAAGCAATTAGATTTGATTTAGAATTTGAACAAACTGATAATATCAACTCATTAGAAGTTGGATTCCCAATACTAATTTCAAATACAACAGTTGGTGCCGGTGTAACATCAATTGATGGTAATGACAATGATATTGTTGGTGTAGGAACAGCATTTATCGATAATATATACTATGTACATTCATTCACAAGATCCAATTTAACTGGTATTATTACTGCGAATATTTTATCATCAACAGATAATATTAGTATAGCAACAACTACCGGATCAAGATCTAACCCTTGTGGATCATTCTCTTGGGGTAGACTTGCAGGATTTGAAAGAGGAACTGGAGCAATCGGTGTTGCAGTTTCTGGATTTACTGTTAATTCTGGTTTATCATCCTTCCCGGTTCTCCAAAGAAGAGGATTTGGGCTTAGAGATAATGGATCTCTAAGAAAGGATCTTGGATAATCATTTATAAATATATAAAAACGTTAGTAATATGTCTGCGATTGTCACAGATCAATTTAGAATTTTAAACGCATCTAACTTTGTGGGTTCTGTCAGTAATACTGATAATTCATTCTATGTTTTCTTAAGCTTGGTGAATCCTACAGCAGTTGGATTTGGTAGGTCGACTACTTGGGATACTAATACTCCATCACCTATTGACAATTTTACATATTTAAATCATGTAAAAGATACAATGATTTTTGGTAAGAGAATTACTACTAATGATATCAGGAGATTAGTTAGAAGAGTTGATTGGTCGCAAGGGACTGTATATGAAATGTATAGACATGATTATAGTGTTTCAAATCCTTCACCACAAACAAATTCTACAAGATTATACGATGCAAATTATTATGTAATGAACAGCGATTTTCGTGTATATGTTTGTATTGATAATGGAGCATCGGGAACTAATATTGGGGGCAATTTTTCGCAGGATGAACCTACTTTTGTTGATTTAGAACCTTCTAGGGCGGGTGAAAGTGGAGATGGTTATATTTGGAAATATCTTTTTACGGTATCTCCTAGCGATATTATAAAATTTGATTCTATCGAATATATTCCAATTCCAAATAATTGGGATACTACTGCAG